GATTATATGTTGATGAATCGGCTTTTGTTCCGGACGCAGTATTCCAAGCAGTAACTCCAATGTTAGCAACCACCGGCGGAAACATCATTTTACTAAGTACTCCTTTTGGGAGAGAAGGATATTTCTTTCGGAGTTATAATGATGACAACTTCACAACTTTTCACATAAGTACGAGAGAAGTTGCCCAAGGAAGACCAAAGGCAATGAGAGAAAGAATGCTTAATTTTTTAGAACAAGAAGAAAAGCGAATGACTAAGAAGCAATTTCAACAAGAATATCTCGGAGAGTTTGTCGCAGACTTAACCCAATTTTTTCCCGATGAATTGATCAAAAAGTGTATGACGGAACAAAGACCGGAAGCAATTAACCACGAGTTGGACTATGCGGTCGGTTGCGACATTGCGAGAATGGGGGCGGACGAGTCAACCCTTGAGATATTCTATAAAACCGATGATGGACTTGTTCAAGTTGAAAACATTGTTACCACAAAAACTTTGACAACTATGACAACAAAGTTAATTCTAAGAATGGACAAACAATATGATTTTGACAATATATATATTGATGACGGGGGACTTGGGGCGGGAGTCTTTGATCAACTCCTTGACGATATTCAAACGAGACGAAAGGTCGTTCCGGTCAATAACTTGAGAAAATCTCTCGACAAGGACGATTCAAGAAAAAGAAAACTTATGAAAGAGGATCTATATAATAATTTATTGTATATGATGGAACAAAACAAGATCAAGTTTCTCGACGATCCCGACATTTATCAATCTTTGAAGTCTGTCCAATATGAATATTCGGGCGGGATAAACAATGAGAGAACTTTGAAGATCTTCGGAAATTACACACATATCGCAGAAGGGATCATTCGATGTGCGTGGAGTCATAAAACCAAAACTCTAAATAGTTGGATTGCGTATATTTGATATGTCAATAGAAACACTTATCGCAGAAATGACCGCAGTTAAGACGGCACACCCAGCACTTGAAATCTCAGATGTATTAAGAATCTTTAATATCCAAGCATTAAAGAATTTAACCGCAGAGTTTAGGAGATTAAATGGTTGAGACTATGTGCGATAGTGGGGCGGTTAAACTTAAAGCCGGATTGAATGTCTCGACGGCATTGACACCCGAACACTATACAAAGTTAATAAATCAAGCCGAGAGTCATATAAATCTTACGGCACTTCAAGACTTAACAACTCAATATTCGAGTCTTGAAAATAATTCAAAAGAAGCACTTGAAGACGCTTGTTCAAGTTTGGCAAGTATGGGGGCTATAAATTATGATATGTCCGGTTATACAAGCAGATTCGAAGCCGTAACAATGATAAATTTTAATTGGGCAATGGCAAAGGCAACTCTTAAATTGATTGGGATAAGTGCGGAACGAGATTTCACGGGGGCAAATAATCCATAATGGTTGAAGGACTCCCCATATCATTTCAAGCCCCGCAAGAAAATGCGGTCGCAAGTTATAGTTACACAGACATAGCGGAAGGAACGGGAGTTGTCTTGTTCTATGGCGGAACTCATATCGAAGACACAACCGAAGCATATTCGATAGCGTCAAATATTATCGAATCACATTCCCTTTATACAGAGGGGGCAACCGTCGGGACAAGTTTCACAAAAGGAATAGATATAGATTTTGACTTGTCTCCTTTTAATTTGCCAAAGACGATTAAGGGAACTTTGAATGTTGTTGCTTCTATGGGAAGCGGTGGAGACGGCGGGTCAAACTCGGGCGAATGGTATGCTATTGTTAAATTGAGAAAGTGGGACGGGACAACCGAAACAGATTTAGCACAGGCCCAAAGTTTTACATTTCCAATCCCGACGGGGGCAAATAACCGAACGGCAAAAACAACAAACTTCGAGATTAACGCAACGGCGGGATTCCATTTCAAGAAGGGCGAAATATTAAGATTAACTTTTGAAGGGTGGGGCAAACGAATAGGTGCAGATACGAACAAATATCGAATCGCACACGACCCTTTAAACGCAACAGACGGGACACTTTTTACAGACCCAATCGGGGCAACAACCACACGAATTAAATACTATATTCCGTTCAAATTAGATCTATAAAAACAAAATGGGAAGACTTGACACCGCCGGAAGAAGTACGACTTCAAACCTTAATTCAACTATTACTAATTTTTCAGTTACTCCAAAAGAAGTTGACGGAGTGGAGAATAACAAAGAAAATCATTATGATAATGAAGACTTTCAAGAAAACTTTGCTTATTATGACGAGATCCCCGAATATAAAACGAGTATAAATGCTTATGCGACTTGGGTTTTGGGGAAAGGGTGGACAACCCAAGACACGAGAAACAAACTCATTTTAGAGAATATAAACGGAATGGGAGAGGACACCTTCACAAGTATTCTTTGGAATATGATTGTGATTAAGAAGTTTCACGGCGACGCCTATGCGGAGATTATAAGGGGAGACGATGGAATCATTCAGAATCTTAAACCTCTTAATCCGGCAAGAATGCGAACGATCATCAATAAGCAAGGGATCATAACGGAATATGAACAATTTGGGAAATCAAAGACGAAGAAGTTTCAACCTTTCGAGATCTTCCATATTATGAATGATCGAGTTGCGGACTCAATTCACGGGACTTCAATCACACAAGGGATCAAGTGGATTATTGACGCAAGGCGGGAAGCAATGGAAGATTGGAAAAGGATCTCCCATCGTTCAACGATTCGGGTTATGTATGTTGATCAAGACAAACCCGAGAAATTAACCTTATTGAAAGGACAATATAAGGACGCAATCGAAAACGGAGAGGTTATGATCTTACCAAGCAAGAAAGGAGAAACCGGATTCGAGGACTTGAATCTTCCGCCGGTTGAAGCATTCCTTCAATGGATCCGATATCTTGAAGATGTATTCTATAAGGCGGTTGGAGTGCCTAAGATTGTTTTAGGCGGATCGGCACTTCCGGAAGGAGATTCAAAGGTTTCATTCTTGAGTTTCGAGCCGGTATATGTGAGAGAGATCGAAGGTCTCAAAATGGATATATGGAATCAACTTGCGATCCGAGTGGAGTTTTCCGCACCGGTTTCTTTAAAGGACAAAGTTCAAGAGAATGAAGTTAAGAACTCGAGTCAAATTGGATTCCAACAAAATGACGCACAAGCGGGGGTCGGAGAATAGCAAACGGAAACACAATTCGGGAGAGATTAGTCCGATTAGAAACGGAACTTAAAGCAATTAAACGAATGGTCTCAACAATCGCATTCCTTGTTTTAGCAGAGTTAGGATATGGAGTTTTAATATAATGGCAGACGAAACAACAAACCCAAACACGACAACGACTCCGGACATTCCGGCGGAACAAACCCCCGAGCAAGAATGCCGAGCAACCGGCGGAACTTGGAATCGTGAAACCTTGTCTTGTGATTATCCGACCGGTCTTGACCCCTCAAAAAGTCCAATGACTCCCGAAGAACGACAGAGAAAACTTGATCTAATAGAACAAGCGAAGGCAACGTCAGGAGATACAGGACGTCAAGTCGGATCAACAACAAAAGACGGAAAGCAATTCGTTCTCCCAAAAAGAGAAGCAAGAGAACAATTCGCAGAACAAAACCTCGAACGAGAAGCCGAAGATGTTAAAACGGGAATACTTGACACAATAGCCGGAGATGTTGGAGAGTTTGGACTTCAAAAAGCCGGAGAAGAAGTCGAATCACCGGAAGGGTTTGGGTCAACCGCAGACGGAAAAGAAGTAATAGGGTTTCAAGATTATACCTTCACGGACGAGTTCGGAAAAGAACAAACGATTAAAGCACCGATTACAAGGGAAGATCAACTCGAGACCGCAGACGCACAACTCGAACTTATATCTCTTGGAAGTCTTGGAAGTCTTGGCAAAGGGTGGAAGGTCGGAGAGAATATCATCACAAATCCAACGGCGGTCGTAAAAGCGGGAAACTCCGCAAAGAACTCCGCCGAAGTCATTCCGTTAGCGACAAAAATAAGGGATTATGCTATCGGTGGTTTTGCGACACTTAAAGGGGTTGAGGGGATCGCACAATATTTCACGGGAAGGAAGATCGATGAACAACAACAAGCACTTAATACACTTGGACAAATGGCGACAACGATCGGCGGACAAGCAACCGAAGGCACGGGAGACTATCAAAAAGGTCTCCAAGAATTAAGATTCATAAAAAGCGAAGTGTTAAGATTAGAACAAGCGATCAAATCCGGAACGATCGCAAACGCCAAGATTAAGTTTGACGGGAAGATTTATGATATCAATGCGGATATGTCCGACCAATTAGCGACGATAGATGAACAAATCACAATCATTCAATCTTTTGCGGTCGCACAAGCATTCCCCGAATTGACAGAAATGGAAACTCAAAAGATGTTAAGACAACTTGAAGAAGCGGGTTTCGTCGAGCCAATCGATTTAAAATCATCTCGGAGAGTAACAGAATGAAAGCGTCAACATTTAGAGATATAGCAATAATATTTTAT